CTCCAATAACAAAATTTAGAAATCAGGAATATTACAAAGGAGATATTGATCCAAGTAAAGGACAATTTGGAATACAAGGTTATAATCAACAAGACATAGGTGATGGACGTTATAATATCTTAGATCAAGGAGGTAATTCTTTAGGAGTTGGTTATAAAGGTTTAGAAGATGCTATTAAAGAATTAGTAAAAACACAGAAACAAAACACTCCTGTTAGTTCTGTTATTGATTGGGATACGCAGGGAGGACTACCTTTACCAACACCAGATACTTATAATAACACATCACCGTATTCTGCTGGTGATTTAGATAAGTGGGAAGTGCTTGGTCAAGTCTTGTCTGGACAACCTATACCATCAGATGCGACAAGTGACAGATCCTCTTTAGCAATGTCTGGAAATAATTTACAAGAACAAATCACAGGTTTAAATACTCTATTTGGTTCAACCCCTGTTATCTACAATAATGAGTTAAGGGGTTACACAATGGATCCAACTCCTGCAGACGAATCTATGTTGGGTTATGTAAATCCACAAACTATTCTTAGAGAAGATAAAAGTGGTAATACACAATTTAATTATGCTTTACAAAGACAATATAATGATCTAGATACTTGGAAAAACTTAACAAAAAATATAGATTCTAATAATCTATTCGTTCCTAAAGAAAATGCTGAGAATTTACCTGGATGGACTAATGTAGATAATTCACAATATAATCATACAAGTGATGGTATAATGCCCACGGCAGCAAAAGTTATTGGTACTGTGTTACAATTTACACCATTGGCTCCTTTAGGTCTCGCTATAAGTACATTAGCATCCTTGACTCAAGGAAATCATTTAGGTGGTATTTTAGGAGCAGTCACAGGAGGTTTAGGACAGGCTGGTGTTTTTGATAAACTTGGGAATCTTTAGGAGATTCTTTAGGTTTAGGAAAAGATATTGGTAAGTATTTTGTTAGAGGCGGTTTAGGAGCTGCATCAGGATTAGCTCAGGGCGGAGGAATAAAGCAAGCATTGTTAGGAGGTCTTGGTGCAGGTTTAGGAGATTATCTTGGGGATACTGCTGCAGGTGGTTTATCTGATATATTAGGTAAGACCGGTTCTAAGATGGCTGGAGCAGGTGTTAGTGGAGCTTTAAGAAGTATATTCAATAGAGGTAATCCTCTTGAAGGGGCAGTAGCTGGTGGACTATCTTCTGGTTTAGGGGATTTTCTGAGTACAATGACAAACAATACTGGTGAAAATATTGATTCAAAGAGAACAAAAAATTATGAAAATCTAGGAAAAGTTATAACAAATATTGCTAGACAACAATATAAACGGAGACATTAATAATGGCATATAAACAAAATATTCCAGGAATGCTTCAAAAAATTAAGTTACCACTATTTGGTTCTTATTCCAATAGAGGAACAGATCAAGATAAGGATCAACGATTTTTAAATTGTTTTCCAGAATCTAGAAAAGTTGATCAAACAGATATAACAAAAACATGGTTAATTAAACGTCCAGGAATATCTTTATATAAAGAATTTGATTCAGGTAATAATGAAGCTAGAGGATTGATAGAATTTAATGATAAACTATATGCTGTTTATGGTACAGATGTTTATGAAGATGATCCTATTGGTGGTGGAGGTACTCCAACAGTAATCTTTAGTATGACTACTTCTACTGGTCCTGTTGGATTACGTTTAGGTAATTCATCTATTATTGGAGATTATTTATTTATTTGTGATGGTATAGATGGATGGTATATAGATACATCAAGTACAGTAACACAAATAACAGATGTTGATTTTCCATCACCACATGTACCAACTCCTGTATTTCTTGATGGGTATATAGTTATCTCCAAAGGTTCCGATATTTATAATTGTGTAGTTGATGATCCTAGTTCATGGGATGCAACTAACTTTATCTCTGCAGAAAGTTTTCCTGATGCTATTCATTGTTTAGCAAGACAGAATAATCAGATTGTTGCTTTTGGTTCAGAATCCACAGAATTCTTTTATAATGCTGCTAATGCTAGTGGTTCTCCATTTAATAGGAATGAAGCAGCATTGATGCAAATAGGTTGTGCAGCACCGTATGCTGTAACACAAACAGAAAAATTTTGTTCATTTATTGGTTCATCATTTTCTGGAGGACATGCTTTCTGGATTATGGAAGGTTTTCAACCAAAACGAGTATCAGATGAGTTTATTGATAGATTATTAAATGCTGAATCAGATATTGTTAATACCTCTGGATTTTGTATTAGAATTGTTGGTCATATGTTTTATGTGTTAAATTTACCAACAATAAATAGAACTCTTGTTTATGATCCAGAAGAAAAATTATGGCATGAATGGAGTAATAATTCTAATGATAGATTTATTATAGATTATGTTGCTGATGGGGATAATGGTACATTTTATGGTCAAATAAGAACTAATGGTTTTGTTGGTTATTTTGATAGAACAATTGGAGAAGATAATATTGATTTAATAACATCAAGAACAATTCCAGTAATCTTTAGAACAAATCGTGTTGATATGGATACAACATACAGAAAACGATTACACTCTTTAAAATTATTTATGGATCAAGTTCCAATCAATGATTCACCAATTATATTAACTATGTCTGACAATGATTATAATGATATTGTTGGTAATACTACATTTCTTATGTATGCTGATGCTGATACTCCACCTGTGCAATATAGATTAGGTGATTTTAGACGAAGATCATTTCAATTTGAATATAATTCAACAGAACCTGGAATAAGATTTGAAGCTATGGAACTAAGTTATACTGAGGGGATTTCATAATGGCTCTACCACCACCACCAATACAAGACAAACCTGGATCATTCACATGGTTAGAATGGTATAGACAATTAAGAGATTATGTTTCAACATCTGGCTCTGTTCCTTGGTATATCATTAATTTTGCTGGTTCTAATATTACTGATATTGCGTTAAGAGATCATGATCAATTACAAAATGTACAAGGGGGCACTGCTGGAGAGCATAATCATCTAACAGACGCTGAATTAACTCAAATACAAAGTAATCTACATAATTCAACTTCAGGATTACAAGGTGGTACTACTAATGAATATTATCATTTAACAAATACTGCTTATACTGCTTTACAAAATTCTACACAAGGTACTTGGACACCAACATTTACGAATTTAGCAGTTGTTCCTGGAACAGGAGCAGCATCATATGATGGAAGATATTCTAGAATTGGTAGAACTATCTTTTACAGAATAAAAATATCTTGTACAGGAACAGCAACAACAGCTTCAACAGCAGGTCTTACATATTGTACATTACCTGTTGCTGCATCAGAAGATGATACAGTTACTGTATCAAATAAAAATACTTTATTAGGTATAGGTGTAGGATTTCTTGATGCTACAAATGATCGTTGTTATCCAACAACTTGGGGAGCAACAGGTAATACAATAATTATTTCAGGAAAATATGAGGTTTAATATGAATGAAGAAGAAGAAGGTAATTTTTATGTAGATGATGCTGCACAAGGAGCAGAAGGAAATTTTTATGGTTATAATAATATAGAACCAAATAAGGATTTTAATTTACAAACAGACTATAATTATTTTGATCAAAATCCCTCTTTTGGAGGAAATCTAAGAGGTTTATTTGGTTTGGGAAATGATGGTATTTTAGGTACAGGACAAATGCCTAATTTTGGTGGTGTTGATTTTTCTTCAAATCAATTACCACAGGGAAATATTCCAACACAAGAAACTTCATATGGTGATATGTTTTCAAAATTTTTGGGTGGTTTAGGTAATTTATTTAATCCACAAAACCAAAAGAAAACCTCATCTGTTTTAGGAGCTTTATTAGAGGGTTATCAAAATAAACAAAATGCTAATTTAAATAGAAATACAATTCAACAAGTACAGCAACAAACTGATCCATTTGGTTCCCAAAGACCTTATTATCAACAACAATTACAAAGTGCTGTAAGTAATCCCTATCAACAACCTATTGTCCAAGATCAAATTAATGCACTAAAACATGCACAGGATATTAAAAATGCTGCTGCTGGTAGGAGAAGTAATAGTGCAACAACTGATCCAGAATTACTAAAAGCAATGGCTGATATTGCTATGAGATATCAACAAAGCCTACATAATCCGGCAGGTGTTAATATAGCACCAAATACAGCAGGACTTAGTGGATTACTTGATGCTAATAAATATGATACCAGAGGCTTTGTTAGCCCATTGATGTCAGCATTAGGTTTTAATGTAAATGAAAATGAGTTACAAAATCAAAAAGATCAAGCATTGGCTAATTTTATTAAAGTAATAAGTACAATGAATAAGGGACAATAATATGCCAATTACTACTGGTTATACACCTGAATTCGCATTAGGTGCATTATATCAAGGAATGAATGCTTCCAATGCTAATGCACAATCACAAGAGGATTTATTAAAGGCTTATTTAGCTAATCAAAAAGAACAATATAGTCAGCCTCTTGATCAGATAATTAAAACTTGGGAAGCTAGTCATGCTCAAGATAAATTAAATGATTTTGATTATAGACAAAAAGCTTTAGAAGGCTATAAGGGACAGATGAATTCTCAAATAGCTGCTGGTAAAAAGGCTATGAGTACTTTGGATAGTGATATTAATGCTACTAATGAGGAAAATTATCTTAAACAATATAAAGGGAATTTACTTAGAAGATTTATGGATGAACAAATGCAAGAACCAATTCCCCCAACTCCAGTAACAGGTGATAATGGGGAACAAGGATTTAATTATGGTTCTGCTGAAAATGCTTTAAGAAACCCTAATCTAACTCCAGAACAAAAACAATTAATAACACAAGATGCACAAAAATCTGGTGGATTGTTTGGTAATATGAATAGATTACAAGAAACTCTTATCAATACTCCTGAACATTTACAAAAACTTGCTTTATATAAAATGATGGGAGATAATAGATTAGCTATCAATAATGATAGAAATCAATCTATGTTAGAACTAGCACAAATAAAAGCACAACAATTAACAAAAGATCCAAATCTACAACAAATTCTAGCAAAAGCATTTCAAATAACTTCTGGTAGTATTCCAGCAACTGATGAACAAATTGCTGCAGCCCAAGAATTATTAACTCAACATACAAAGAAAACTGCTATAGAGAGATCAGCAGGACGTGATCCTGGACTTGATTTACCTCTAACTCAAGGTACTGGTAAAGTAGTTATACAAGAAACTCCTTATACACAATTTGCAAAAAATCCTAATGACCCTGCTATTGCATTAATTGACGCAGAACTTACTCAAAGTACAGCATTAGTAAAACCTGAAATTCAAAAACTTCAAGACCAGTTGGCTAGTACGGCTGATTTGTTAAATGTTGCAGTACCTGGCGGATATAATACTACAAATGCGGCTATTGAAAATAACACTCGTTATGTTGGAGATAATACTGTTGCGTGGGTTAAGAACGCTTTAATTGTTAGTGATAAGTTTAGGGAACTTGCCTCTCAAGAACTTATACCTTTTAGCGGTAAAAGCATTTCGGATAATTTAAATGAAATTGGTCTTAACTTTGATGAGTTTACTCGTCGCATTATTAAAGATGGTCGTAATGGTGGTCAACTTTATATTCGCGCACTTTCTGATGCCGCTTTTAAAGCAGGCAAAATTGACCTTTTCACAAAAATTGCATTACAAGCATCATCATCTATTGGGCCAGTAAGTGAATTTATTGACCTTATTCGTGGATATGGTGGAGTTCTTGCAACCATTGATACGTCTGGTGCTGGTGCAGGTGCTGAATATATGGCCAAGAAGTTTAAAGATGTTGGTAATGCTGCGAGTGGTGCTGCTGCCCAAGTTAGAACCCTTGTTGATTATGCTAATGATTTGTCTGGTGTATTTAAACGCGCTTTTGATATTCGCTGGCAGGCAATACTTAATGCTGATGCTACTGCTGATTCTTGGGAAAATCTTTCTAATCGAATTACGGAAGCCCGTAATAGAATACTTGGCTTAACTGCCACACGCGATAAGTTGGAATACTTTTTATCTATTGCTGTTGCTGCTGGTGACACTATGCGAATTAATGAGTTAACTGCTCAGTTGGCTAACGCTAATTCCGAGTTGTCTTCGGCTACTGATGAAGCATCAACTTCCTTGAAGGGTAATTCAACTGCGGCTCGTAAGAATCGTCGTGAACTTTTAGGAATTATTCAGGGTAACGCTGATTACCTTACTTCTTTGGCTGCTAATGGTACAAGTCAAAAGAAGTTGAGTGAAGTTGCTAGTCAGTTGAATCAAGATTTTATTGACCAGGCCACAGCAATGGGTTATTCTGCTGATGAAGTTGATAATTTTGCTAAGAGTTTCGGTGATTTTTCTACTATTATTAATAAAGTTCCTCGCAATATTACTGTTAAGGCTAATGCTAATCCTGCTTTGCAGGCTTTAAATGAGTTTATTGCTCAGGCTAATGCTTCTAAGGCAACCGTTACTGTTAATACGGAAATTAATGGCGACAAGGTTGCTGCAACAATTAAATATTTGCAAGGTTTGTATGACGGTAAAAAGGCTTTGTATTTGCAACAAATTGCGGCAAAGAATTATGCTGGTGCTATTAAGACTGCAGATTTTATGGCTAATTTTGCTAGTGAGATTAAAGGCTTGGGTGGAGTTGTAGCGTATTCTTCTGGTGGCTATACTGGCCGTGGCGGTAAGTATGAGCCTGCTGGTATTGTTCACCGTGGTGAGTATGTTATGCCGGCAAATGTTGTTAGCCAGTATGGTGTTGGGTTCTTCGACCAACTTGCCCAGATGCGCAACCCTGCGTATGCCGTTGCTGTTTCTGCCGCACCAACAAACATGATGGTTGCCTTGTCGCCCGAAGACCGCGCGCTGTTGCGAGGCAATGGCGGCTCTGGTGATATTGTTATTGCAGTGGACTCGCGTGAAATCGCACGGGCAAACGCTCGTGGGTCAAGACTTGTAACAGCAGAAGGAGGATACCTTAATGGCTAAGCAGATTTGGTTTGGTATTCCGGGAGTTAAAATGCAGTGGTGTCCTGCCCCTGCTGCTGGAGCAACAGCATCTAATGTTGGCTATGTTGAGACGATGGCATTTGAGAATGGCGGCGCTGCGGTTGCTCGTTCTAAGCAGACAAGGAAACAGTATGCTTTCAACTTTAACGCTCCTTCTAAAGACCTTGATGGTATTAGTACTTACACTAAGTATGCTTCTGGTTTTTATGGTGACGGTCTTATTTATTTCGCTGACCCTTTTGCTTTCGAGACTAATCTTTTTCCTCCGGCATGGGCCTCGCCAAGTTGGATGGCAATATTGCAGATGCTACCGCAGAGGCTTCAACAGAATTGAAGGGCAATAGCGCGGCAGCGATAACTAACCGCAAGCGACTTGCCGACCTTGTTAGTGGATACCAAGATTACATCACTTCGCTTGCATCTTCTGGCGCTTCCCAGAAACAGATTAACGCCGCTATTGCTAATTCACGTCAAGAATTTATTCAGCAAGCAGTTGCTCTTGGTTATTCGCGCGATGAACTTGGAACATATGTTGAATCATTCCAAGACATGAAGCAGGTTCTTTCGTCTCTGCCTAAAAATGTTACTGTAAAAGCAAATACGGACCCAGCGCTTCAAGCCTTGAATGAGTTTGTTGCTAAATCAACAGAAAGTAGAAACATCTTAGCTAGTATTGAGAAAGATATTGTTGCTGCTAAAGAGCAAGGTTTAAGTGTAAATGACTTAGAGCTTGAGCGTAATATAGTTCTTGCTAATCAAGAGAAAGATCGTAAAAAGTCAATCGACAAAGGGATTACATCTGCATTATCTCTTACTAAATCTTTATTCAACGAGGAGAGTAAAGGTTATAAGGTTGTTAGTAAGTTAGAAAAAGCTTATCAAGCATCTAAGATTGCATTTGCTCTGTGGCAGAAGAAAGACGCTATTATTATGTTAGCTTTAGAGTTAAAAGGTA